GGTCCAATACCGGCTTTTTTACCTGTATTTATTTTTCCTCCAAAAGATACTGTAGAAGTATCTCCGTTTGGACGTATTACTTTAGCTATGTTACCTTCTATATGTTTTACTAAGGTATATGTTTTACCATTAAATTCAAACTTATCTCCAGGTTTTAAATCTGAGATTGATTGTCCTTCTGCTGCTTCGTTCTGCTGTCCTTTACTAGCATTATTCATCCAAGCATTAGCCTCTCCTTCACTTCCTTTAACGGTTTTTACTTTTTTACCGTGTTTGAAAATATCATAGACATTTTTACTTACGTACTTTTTAGTGTAGGTAGGTGTTTCTGGTTTGCTTTTCTCATACCCTACCGGATCGTGAAACATTCCAATTTCGCTAACATCTCCGTCTTTATATTTTTTAATAGCTTTCTTTACACTATCTAAAGAAATGTCTCCTGTCTCATCTCCAAGCTTCTTAACTGCTTGTAATGCTCCATATCCAGATCCCATTAGTATAATAAACTGTGCTAACATATCAGCATAGGAAGGATCTACCATTTCGTTTAGATCTCCTTCTTGGAGTGCAGCAAATTTAGCTTTAATTATACTTTTAAATTCTGCTTCTGCCTCTTTACCGAAGTTATTAGAAACTAGTCTAAATGCTTTACGGTACTGACTCATAAAATCTTCAGCAGCTATTTTAGCTTTTAGTGTCGGTGATTCATTATCTTTAACCACTCTTTCTAAAGCAAGCTGATCTAATGCAGGTTGTTTTTCTTCTGCTTCTAAATAGTGTTGTGCAGATGAAATATATTCTCTGGCTAAGGTAACTTTCTTCTGCCACCAATGTGGAAAGTCTACCTCGCCATCATGTTTGTCGTATTTGTCTAACTGCTTATATAACTTAGCTGCATATGTTGCAATATCGTATAAATCTTTTTTAAGCATGTTTGGTTCATCATCTTGATGTCCAACATCTAAGTCTCCTCCTTGATCCATTCCACCTTCTGGTGTTTCATTCTCTCTAACTCCTTCTTCTATATTTGTATCTACAATTTCAATACCTTGAGCTCCTAGATCCATCATAGCATCATAAGCCATAGAATCATCATTAAAATAATAAACGTTAGAACCGTTCATTTCAAACTGTCCTCTAAACCGGTCATCCATTATAGCCATTGCCTTTCTAGCATCTCTTACGGATACTTCAAGATATGACATTCCTTCTGGAGCTTCATTTACCTGTGATTCACTAAACATCTGAATCATTTTATTAAACGTTTCTTTAAAGTAAGCTCTAAAATATGCTTTTTTAGCATGTTCAATTAAACCTTCTCTATCAGTGTCATATTCTTCCCAATCGTTCCAATAGTTATCTACTGCATCTTCAACTGCTGATTCCAGTTCTTGACTAAATGGAGAGGGCATGGATGTAGGTTCTCCTAGATCTTTATGAATAGATTGATTCATTATGTTCTGATCTGAGCTGCCCCATTCTTTCAATTCCTCTTCTTCGCTTGCTCCTTCTCCTTCTTTTATTTTCTTTTCTTTTGCAATAAGAGCTTGTATCTTTTTAATCATATCCTTTTCAGGATGATCTTCTAATCTACCTTTTTCTTCTGCGTTGGCCCATTCTTCATCAGACATTCCTTCTTTCATTTGAGACTTCCAGTGTTTGGTAAGTTCATTTGCTATTACATCAACGTGTACGATTGGTTCTCCCGAAGGTTTAACACCAACACCGCCAATTACTTTATCGAATGAAAAATCTACTAGGTGTAAGTCGTCTCCTGTAATATAAAAAGAGAAATCATCTGTGGAAGTATCTTTTTTGTACTGTACATGAATATCAAAAGATCCTTCTTCTATATTTTTAACTTTCATAGAAGCTAATTCATCTCCCATTGATTTAAGTCCTTTTGCTACTGCTTTTCCTATTTCTCTAGCAATAGCTTTAGTTTCTTCTAATGAAAATTGAAGTCCAGCTTCTTCCTTAATTTTTTTACCACCAGCTGTCTTAATAGATTTAACATCTTGGTTATCTTTAAGTTTCTGAAGTTCTTTTTCGTCTGTGTATTCAGTAGCTTGGCCATTTACAAAAGCTGTTTTTTCAGCTTCTGATAAAACAAGTAATTGTTCTTGTAATTTTGCCTCTACCTCTTGAAGTTGTGAGGTCATTTGCGGAACGTTTATGCCAGTAGAATTTGCATAAGAACCATCCTGTAAAGACTGTAATGCAGTTTGGACCCTTGTTAAACGGTCGTTTACTTCTTGGTATGTCATTTTATTAGTGTTTATAGCTATATAAATAAATAGTGTAGAGTTATTTTACCACCCCCAATATGGGTTATCTTGATTCTCCCACCAGAAGGTTAATCCGCCGTCTTTTCTGAGATTAAACCTCTGTACATAGAAGTCTGGTTCAAATATTGAATCATCTTGAATGTACATACATCCAAATTTAATTCTTTCACTTTCTATTGAACCTTCTAATACTTTATCTAATATAGTAAAATTTTTACCACGAAGTGTACCAGAATCAATAAAAAGTAGTTTATTATCTTTATTAATGTATTTAGATACTAAAGTATCTATATCTTCTATATATTCATCAATAGAGTATAATTCATTACCAGGATATGGCATTTCTAAGAAATCCAAATCAAACGGTACATGATTATTTAAATGAGAAAGTTTGTGTGAAAGTAGTTGACATATACCTGAACTGTATTCAGGAGAACATATAACGATTGTTACTTTTGAGTCTATCCAGTTACTTTTTTCGATTTGATCGATAAGTCTGTGGGCGTCTCTATATTCTTTTAACGAGTCTATATAAAACTGTTTTGACATACATAACTTATTTTTTACCACCTTTCATGTTCGCACACCAGTGGTACATTTTAGCTTTTTCCCCGGATGCATTTTTAGCTTTTCTCCTAAGATCGGTAACTGAACCTTTACAGCTTGCTCCAGATTTTTTAACTCTACCGGGTCTAGATTTACCTTTTACTTTACCGTCGGCGTAGTTTTCATCATATAGTTCCCAATCTCTTTTTTCCCAATCTACCGGAGTATTTCCTTGGGTATTGTAAAAGTCTTGTAGTACTTCTTTAATTAGGGTTATGAGTTGAGATTTTTTCATTATCTAGACTCTTTAGTGATAGTCGTATCGGCTAGTACTTTAGATTTAACGCTACTAAAAATTAATTTAAGGAACATCTCTTTAGTACCTTTTACAAACTCTTCAGGACTTAGACCTGATTTATATTTTCTCTGGTGAGGTTCTTTTCTTAGTACTTTATTTGCTTTGAAAAAATCTAATATTATGTCAGACAGATCACTACTTAGTCCATCCAGTGCTCTTTGGCCAAAAGCTTCAGAAATTTCTTCATAACCGAAACCATGTGAATCTGCTGCACCATCTTGTAAATTAGCAGCTTCTTCAGACATTTTATTAATCTTTTTACCGGCTTTAACTGCATCTTTATGTGCCTTAGAGTTTTTATGGGAAGGTTTTTCTCCTCTTTTTCTTTTAGCATTTATATTAGCCCAAAGTCCTGGTCTTTTCTTTTCTTCAACTTCTTGTTTTCCAACCAACGAATCATAATCATCCATTGAAAGAGCTGTATTTTGAACTGAACCTAATTGAATAGCTTTTTCTGCTACATCATGAAGATCCATGTCTGTTTTTGCATCTTCTTTAGCGTATTCTAAAAGTCTAATGAATAAAGGAATATCAAGAGTAATTCTGTCTACTGGATTATCTATTTCAGATACTTCGTCTTCTGTATCATCAGCAATCTTTTTCAAGATTTTATTTAACGTATCAGGGGTAAGACCTTTTGTCTTTCCTATTTGAGGAGAGTATCCTTGTAACTCTTCCTTGATTAATTTTAGTAACTCTGATTTTTTCATTATAGTGGGATGTCTTTTGCCATCATTAACATTCTTATTACTATGGCTGCAATTGAACCGAACACAATCCACAGAGCTTTATTAACTCCTGACTGCCATCTTGTTAGGTTATCTAACTGTTGAATTTTAGTTTCGTAATATTCAATTCTCCTTTCTCTATCAAGGCGAAAATCTGTGTTTTTATTTGTATTTACAATAACTCCGTTTTCGGGATTAAGCAATGTATACTTCATATCCGACATATCGTCTTTTAATGATTCCATATCCTTTTGCATTTGTTTTAACTCACCATTAGGCATGTGAGATTTAATATGCTTGATTTCGGACAGGAGCGCGTCAAGTACTTCTTTCTGGGTCATGTTAGTAGGCTTGTGGTGGTTTTAGTTATAAATATCACTCAATATGCTTACGCAACAGTTTTACATAACCCTGTAAATCGTTCATGATTTTTTCTTTATAACTACTACTAGTCTTACCCCAGTCTTCCACAACTCCATCTTCTGTAACAAAGGAATTATCCTCATTTAATGATTCAAATACCCAAGCTTCAATATCTTTTATAAAACCGGCTATATTACCAGACATCATTTGTTTTTCATATTGTTCATATAGACCTGCTTTCTGTAATTCAGCTTCATAATCTACTGTACATTCAAAACAGAATCCATGTATCTTATACATCTTCTGAGCTAGGTGATGTTTCATTGACCCGTTACATTTAGGGCAGCTTAATGGGACTCTCACAGCTTTTTTTGCTGCATCTAATCTAGTAACGTTCTGTTTAAGTCCGTTCTTTATAGTCCATTGTCTACCTTTTTCCTCCCATACATCACCTTCCTCATGCCTTTCATGGGCTTTTTGGTAACCGGTTTGAGATTTAGTAGAGGCTGTAAAATCCTTATTAACTAAGTTTCTTACTCTCTGTACATCTGATTGTTTGAATTCTTTCTTAAGTAAACTTTCGTTACTCATAACCTAGTTCTTTTAATTTCTCTATAACGTGATCAACATTACCATCTTTACATTTAATCGCAATACCGCCTTTGGCTGCCCATTGGTCAATGTTAGATGGTTTGTCGTCTATTAATATACTATTTTCGTTTGCGTATCTCTGTTTATCAGCCGAATACGCCATTATTACTTTTGGTTTAGGGTTCAAATGATTCTTAGCCCATAGTTGTTTTCCTAATCTTGAACCATTATCTCTTGATGGAGAAGTTAAAAGGTCTGGTTTGTATGGAGATATAAAGTCCCATAGTCTCTGACCTTGCGGCATCCATTTCATACCTACCCAGAACTTTAATCCTATCTTAACATCTATTAGTTCCCAAAAGGCTGGAGTACCAAATTTGTTTTCATACTCTTTTGGTTTCATACCGGAGTAGTGTTCAAATCTTTCTTCAAAGTCTGTTAATACCCCATCCATATCGCAGTAAATTTTATACGGCGGTACTTCTTTTTTTTCTTTGAGAGGATACCCCTCTCCTAATAACTCATTTAGTGATTTCATATAACCTATTTGTTTTCTTTTTTAACTTTGTCTTCCCAGTTTCTAAAAGTAATATTACCGTTAAGGTACGCTTCTTTTTCTAACTCAAGTAAATTATCATCAGCGTTAGTGTCAGAAGTCTGTACTTCTGATAGTCTTCCTTCTAGGTTTTGTATATGGTGAATCATTTCATGTGTGAATGATCTCATAACATCTTTAGGATGTCTACCTTCCGTATATAGTACAATTTCTTTTAGGTTAGGATCATAGTAAGCTGTTCTTCCAAAAAAGTCTGACGCTTCTACTAAGTCTCTTTTAATTTTAATTTCCGGTAACGGAGTAATATTCATTTTTTGATCTAACATGTACTCTAGGATTGAACCCATATACGGTGTAAAATCAAAGTTATGTTTATCCGCCGGTCCATTTACTGCCACTCTTACGTGGTCATTTTGGAAAGTAACGCTGAATTCCTCTTTGTCTAGAATTTGAGATAATTCATCATACACTCTATTTAGTTTGGCTCTATCATCTGATCTAACTATAGACTGTGGGGCTGTTGGGGAGCCGCTTGAACCTTCTTTTACTTCTTCGGTTATAAACCAACTATCCATCAGTTTGTCCATATCCTCACCCATCATTTCGGCTATAATACTTTGTTTTAACATGTTTACTATTTTAAGTATTTCTTCTCTCTTTAATTCAGCAGGGAAGAAATCAACTATCATGTCTAGGTTTCCTGATAGTATTGCGTTTCTAAAATCTGTAGCTCTAACTTTACTGTCAGCGTTTGCTGCCATAACAAGTCCATCTACATTTTCTGTGTTCTTATATACCGTAACTCTTCTTAAATCTACAAAATCTTCTTCTCCTCTAACCCCTGTTACGGCATAAAATTGCTGTTCAGGATGTTCTTTAGCGAAGTCTTTTGCTGCAAACATTGGATTTTTTTGGCCATCTAATATTTCGACTCCGGGTAAATACTTTGCATATATCTTCCAAACAGCCATTGACTCTTCTTTGGTGAGACCATTTCTTTCTCCTCCTCCAATAAAAATGTATACCTTATCTATTTGGTCTACTTTTGAATCTTTTCCTGATAAGGCTGAAGCTCCTGCTTCTTTATGAGAGTCTATATCATAAGGTTGGCCACCATGAGTATTATTTAAAAGTCTTTTTACAACTTCAAAATGTCCTCTATGGGGTGGTTTGAAAGCTCCTGAATATAGAACTGATCTCATTATGCTAAGAAGTTTTGTACATTAGAATCTATTTCTGCTGAAGTAGAATGTTTAAGTAATTCTTGGAAGACTGGGCTATATACCATATCTGCAATATTATCTAATACTTCTTTCTCTCTTTGATTCTGTTTATCTTTATTGTCTCTATATTTTACAATAGCAGCTTTTAATTTATCAGCTCCTGGTCCTACTCCGTTCTTTTCGTATGCTTTTAACCAGGTATCTTTTATAGCTCTATCTTCACCGTACGACTCTTTATCCCAATCCATCCCTTGAGTATCTTTTAGAAACTCTTGTTCTTGATCTTGTGCAAGTTCGATAGGTTTTCTAAATGTAGATGCTCCTACATCGTTCTTTTTATTATATGCCTGTAAGTAATCTGCTATTCCCTCTGCTCCATTTTTAGCAGCAACATTAAAGCCTTTTACTTCCTGATCATATTCTCCTCCTCTATCATTAACAAAAATAGAAAGGTTGCCTTTTAACATTTTGTTATAATCGGCAATTAACTGATATACATTTCTCCAGGTCTGAAATACAGCAGCACCGGGTATGTTTCTTTCTCTTTTAAAATTAGAAATATAAGAAATCATAGGATGAGTGTAGACCATAACCATGTATACATCATATCCTGCTGCTAATAATTCTTTTACTTTAGCAGGATTAGAAGCGGTAGTATCCCAAACAAAACTACTCCTGCTGTCTATTGCCTGAGCTACGTCTTGATTGGTCTGTGCTGTTGCTTTTGATAGATTTTTGTACCCTGGGTGGTTGGGATCCTCTACGTAGTTGTCCGGATTGAATGACTGGATCCCTCTTAGATCTAACTGGTTGAGTAGATAAGACTTCCCTGCTCCTGCTCCTCCCGCCATTATTACGGCTTTGGGTTGGTCCTTGGCTTCTAATATTAAGTCCGTTAATTTGATCATTTGTTAATATATTATTTACTCTTGTTCTTGGTCTTGGTTGTTGTCTTCTAATTCTAGGCCTTGGTAACGGTTGAACCAGCGGTCTAACATACGGCCTATAAATCCTAGGAGTAATATTGAAACTCCAACCGTTATACCATCCACTATATTGGGGATATCTCCAATTGTAGTCGTAGTTCCAACTGTTCCAGTAGTAACCGTTTCTAAATAAAAAAGTATTGTAATTAAAGTCATAATAATTTGTAAATACGTTTACTCTTGGCTGTTGGATTTGATTTAAACTAGCTCTAGAAGAGACATGGTTTAACGTAGCTAACCTAAACTGCAATGAATTACAGCTTACTAAAGATAAGAATAATACCGTTAATATACAAGCTTTTTTCATAATAGTTTATTATAAATAGTTAAATTTTTATGGTTGTTGGATATGACTGGTAAATAGGCTCAGTTGTAGGGTTATCTAATTTATAAAGTTTGTATATTGTCTGAAATAAGTCGAAATTTTTTTCTATCTCATCTATGACTTTAATTTGCCATCCTTTACCCTGGTATACGCCTTTCTTCTTAGATTTAGATCTTGAATTGGCTTTTAACCAGATAATTCCTGTTCTCTCGATCTTCTGTCCTCTTACTTCTTCCATACCTTTTGCATAAGCAGCTAACTGTAAGTCATATGCTCTATGAAGTGAATTAGATGTCTTTATATCTAATAACCAAATTTCTCCGTCCATTTTTACAACTAAGTCTGCTGTACCGGCATACTTATGTTCGTCTGACCAGACAAATTGTTCGGTTGATATAAGCTCTGGTTTATGGGTTTTCCAAAAGTCGGCAAACTTTAAAATCATTTCCCATACTACTTGAGAATATTTAGCGTTACCGTAATCATCCATCCAAGAAATCTCTTCTCCTAAAACTAGCTTTTCAGCTGCTTCATGTACTTGAGTTCCTTCTTTACCTGCTTTTCTTAAAATAAGATCGGCATTATGCCCAACATCTTTCAACCAGTTGTCGAAAAACTTATTCTTGGGCATATACTGGAGTATAGTAGTTACGGACGGGTAATATACTCCTTCGCCTCTCTTGTAAACTCTTCTATCTAAAAAGTTAATCTGTTTTAATTCAGGGTTGTAATCTAACCTGTCTTTTGCATTCTCTTTTAAAATGTTTGTACCTTGTCTTATCATAGGTCTAATTTGTGCATCATTAGACTACTTAAGTCTAATTCTTCTGCTGATTGTACTAACTCGGTAAAAGCTCTAAAGCCCATTTCACTTGGATCTTTTTGTTTAAGATCTACAAAGTAAACTCTTTTACCAAGGTTTAAAAATTGTTCTGCTATCTTTATTGCAGCTTTTCTTGCATCGGTATCTAGTGCGATGTAGATATCATTAGTTGGGCTGGTTAATATTTTTTTATATAGGGAGTCTGAAATTGCTTTACCTAAAATTGGTATAGCGTTTCTTCGTATTGCTATTGCATCAAATACACCTTCACATAAAATAATAGGTGCATTCCAGTTTATTAAATTTTCGTAGAATATTATGTCTTTGGAGGCTTCGGGATTTTTGTACTTATAGTAGTTACCGTCAAAGCTTCTTGCAACAAAAAAATTGAGTTGTCCCGATCCAGTATAACTTGGAAAAATAATTCGTCCCCCAAAGAGTCCATTTGTTGCGTATCCAATACCATATTTAATAAAATCATTATCGGTAAGTCCTCTGTCATATAAATACTTTCTTACTTGATTAGCTACTACTGAGGTTCTCGAAGCACTATATAGAGGTTGAAATTCGGCAGGTAATTCTACTGCTTTGACTTTATTATACTCTATATAGGTACCTTTAGGTAGGTACTTTAATACTTCTTGTGCTTGGTCTCTTGGTGTTTTTAATTGTTTGAGTAAGGAACGGATTGTAGTTCCACGAGTTTGACATACCCAACATTCCCAGAAGTTCTTACCTTCCTCGTTGGTAGCCATATTGATCTCTAACTTAGGTTTGCGGTGATTGCAAAATGGGCAATGGAAAGCGTAGTTATCTCTAGCTCTCTTATTACTCTTCCCTAATAAATTCTCAATGGATCCTAATAAAAATGTATAGTCCATAATTCGTCCGTAACTTATATACTAAGATAAGAACTATTATTTAAACTACCAACTAAACGTCAATCATTTTTAGTTTACCGGACTTTGGGTGAACCATTACGTTATCACCAACGAAATCTAATTCGTCTGGGTCTATACCGAATCTTTCAGCTTCTGCTTCAGTAGCATCTTTAAATTCATCAGGAACTTCTCCTTTGAATCTACCTAAAACCTCCATTTCTATAATACCGAGTTTAGGATTTAATACCTTTACGTCGTATATGTAAACAAAATTGTTAGTCTTCTTACCTTTAAGTATCTGTGCGTGTTCTAATTCTACCTCATCAGTAGTTACCTTAACTGCTTTTCCGTTTAATAGGTACGCAGAACCGTAATCTCCAGCACCAAGGTGTGTTCCGCCCATATCTACTATCTTATCTATCTCCCTATCAAATTCTGGAGTAGATTGTAATATTTCTGATAGTAGTATTCTGGCTAGTTTCATTTTATAAGTCTAATTCAAATTTAATACCAGGGTAGTATCTTCTGTCGTCGTCATCTTCTGCCCAATTTGAAGCATCTGTAACTTTATATCCTTTAGATTCAATCCACTTTTTAGCTTTATCAAAATCTTCATCAGGTAGTTCTTGTCTTACCATGAATGAAAGTTTACCGAATCCTTTTCCTTTTAATGGGTCTCCTTCTTCTCTGTCTTTAGTATATTCCCCCATTGAAATACGAGGATCATATTCACTAAAGTTTTGGTCAAGTTCTTTTTGAAAATTAACTTCTAATTCTTTTACGTTAGTAACTCCGTTAGAACCTTCTTGTAACCCTAAATGAGAATGTAATTCTTTCATAAAAGGTTCGATGATATGGGTACCGTATTCATCTTTAATTACTTCGGCTACTGCTTGAGCAAAATCTGTATAGTTAAGATTTGGGTCAATAGCTTCTATGGCACTATTAATTCCCATAGCCAGTCTATTTCCTGATGTCTCTTCTTGAAGTAATACGTTAATAAGTTTCATTATCCTTGTCCTTTAGAAAGCTTCTTATAAAGTTTAGAACTTTTTAGCTTTGATGTTTTTGATTTTGAATGAACTCCGGGACGAGATGTTTTACTTTTTTGAAACACTCCTCCGGTTGAAATAACTTTAGCCACTATTCTTTAATTTTTAATGTTAAACTGCCAGTACCTTTTATTAATCTATGATAGGTTCCTGCCTTTATAAATATACGATTTAATTCCTTTGGTATTTCGTTATCTAGTTGAAATTTCCAATCAGTTTTGTGAAGAGGTTCTATAACTCTATCTTCTCTATCTCTATGCCAAACAAATTCCATAGAAGAAGTCTTATCAGAGAACTCTCTAATAATATAACCATCTTTTAATTCTTCTATGTAAGGTCTGTTCATATATAGTATTCTTATTTAACAAGTACCTGTTGAAGTAACCTGTTGTAACGTATGATCCCAATACGCCCAATTACCGGAGGTTCCTATAAAGTATCTAGATGCTGGGAATGGACTAAATGAGCCATCATTGTTACGTATCAAGAAGTTTTCTACCGAGTGTACATTATTAGGATTGTTAGTTCCAGTTATATAGGTACCACTATAGGTACTTGTACTACCACAAGGATCTGTCCAGCTTCCGTTAGTTGTGAAAGGTCCGTACACTAATCCGTAACTAACAGCAGGAGTAGGAGTAGGAGTTGGGGTTTGAGTTGGTGTCGGTGTCGGTGTAGGGCAAGGACCTAGAGTTGTAGTAGTTATTACTCCGTTAGCGTCTGTTGTTACTAGTATCCAATCTTTCAATCCAGTATCTGCCTGTTCAATTAAATCGGATGGTGCATATACCCTTCTTGCGTTGTCTACTACACTACCGTCAAATTCATGGTATAGTATACTTCCATTAACTGGTTCAGAATCTCTGTTTGAGGTATAATAGTTGAAAGTATTTCCGTCAGCAAATCCTGGATCATCTGATCGGTTACACATGAAGTCTTGTATTTCCTCAAAAGTACTAAAAGATACGTTTAGCCCGTTTAGACTTGTACCGCCTTGAATATTATACCAGAGTTTAAATACTGGTGTACTAATAGGTGTGTTGCTAGGTGTGTTTGTAGGAGTTGGTGTAGGAGGTATTGGTGTACTAGTAGGTGTAGGAGTTAAGGTAGCTGTACTAGTAGGTGTGCTATTAGGAGTTGATGCTGGTGTACTAGTTGGTGTTCCGGTAGGGGTACTAGAAGGTGCCGGAGCTGGTGTGCTAGCTGGTGTGCTAGCTGGTGTGCTAGCTGGTGTGCTAGCTGGTGTGCTAGCTGGTGTGCTAGCTGGTGGGCTAGCTGGTGTGCTAGCTGGTGTGCTAGCTGGTGTGCTATTAGGTGTTGAAGCTGGTGTGCTATTAGGTGTTGAAGCTGGTGTACTGTTTGGTGTGCTAGCTGGTGTGCTATTAGGTGTTGAAGCTGGTGTACTGTTTGGTGTGCTAGCTGGTGTACTGTTTGGTGTGCTAGCTGGTGTTTCTGTAGGAGTGTTAGAAGGTGCCGGTGCTGGTGTGTTAGCTGGTGTTGATGCAGGGGTGCTTGCCGGTGTTCCGGTAGGAGTGCTTGAAGGTGGTGGTGCTGGTGTGCTAGCAGGAGTTGATGCAGGAGTTGATGCAGGAGTTGATGCAGGAGTACTTGCCGGTGTTCCGGTAGGAGTACTAGAAGGGGCGGGTGCTACTACGACAGGGGTACAGTCCTGGCCTTTTAATATAGTTCCATTAGCTGGAGTCATTGTAATTGATCCGTCTACAGCACATGTTAGGTCTGATGAATCGCCGTTAGGTATTCTCAGGGTTATGTAAGATGAACTACTACAAGGTTTAAAATTAAATGCAACAGTAGACCCTCCATCTGAAATAAATGTATATTGAGAACAGGTTTGCGGTCCTGTAGTCTGTCCTGGTCCTTTTGGTGCAGGCTTAGATTCAGGTTGTGCTGCTGCAATGCTTTTTAGTTTCGAAGTAAATGCATTTGCAGGAGTAACACCTTTGCTTTTATTTAAAAGCGAACCATCTTTTTTAAATTTATCCAGTAAACTCATATCATTAGTTTTTTCTACCAGTATCCTGAGAAGTTTGAACTTCCTCCTAATGATTTCCAATATCGTCCAATATTACAAGACCAGTATCCTGCTTTTGTTTTGTCTTTTTTAGCAGCACATTTATGTCTTGCTGCAAATGAAGCTCTTGCTCCTTTTTGTTTAAACTTAACCGATAATCCGGTATCACCAAAAGAAACTTTCTTTACGTTACCTGTTTTAGGATTCTTAACGTAAACGTAGAACTTTTTAGATCCCCCTCTTTTTGGTTTATTTAATTGTACTTTCTTTCCTTTGTATTCGGCTTCAGGAATATAGTCTACTGAAGCTTTAATCATATCGAAGCCGTTGTAGTCTAAATTCTCATTATTATGTTTAACAGCTTTTCTAAACTGCTCCATATTAATGTTAACTCCGATTGAATCACAAAGTTCTTTTATTTCGTCAAAGTCAATCATACCCTCTAGGGTAGCTCCTTCATCTAATAAGTCTTCATTCTCCATCATCTCATCAATATATGATCCGATTTCAAATAATGGGTTATATTTAGAAGATACCATTGGAAGATCTAAAGGTACTTTCATACCATTGTAATCTCCATATTCTCCTATATCTGTTGTTTCAAGTAATTCTCTATCTTCTTCGTCTAACTCTATTTCCTCGTTGCTAAGAGCTTCTCTTGCTTCTTTAAATAGATTAACAAAGGCATCGCTAGAATAACGGTAGACATGTTCATGTAAAGAGAGACCATTGTCTAAGTGGTATTGAAGTGATGGGTATCCGATTACGTCTTTTAATTTAATCATAGGTTAAAATCTTTTCTGTAGAATTTACCGAGAATGTTATCATTTATATAGTTATCTCGATTTTCTAGTACCTCTTTTATAAATAGGTATTTACACTCATAATATGTTAGAAGCTTCTTATTAGGTACATATTCTAGGATAGTTCTTTTAAAACTTTCTGGTCCATCTTCTTTTAATATCTTCTTAATATCAAGATGAGAACCGTAATATGTCTTCCAATCTGATTCTGTTATTACTTTTTTCTTCAAAGGAGTTCTACCTCCTATTCCGTTTTCTTTTCTTTCTAGTCGTAACTCTTCTAATTCCTTTTTACCAAGTCTTTTATTTCTTTCAAAATATAAAACTTTTTTACCAATGTACTTTTTACCGGTTGGTATATGTAAAACTTCGTAAATGAACCCGTAAGTGTTTACGGGCATGTCTGAAATCTCTGTTATTAAGTTTGTATTATATAACCACATTTTATTTTAGTTTTAATAGGTTGGACAAGAACCGTTTGTAGTAAATGCGCTACCATTCCAGTATCTCCATACATCTCCATCAGAATAGTATCCTGCTGTTCCTAATCCTGTACAGTCTGGGTTCCTATAAAGTATTGTTGCGAATGGGAATGGTCCGTCTAGGTACCTTACTGTTCCTGTTCCTGCTGTAAAGTCATTACATGCATCATTACTTGTTAGTCCATCTCCTAATGTTTCTACTGTACCGCAAGGTGGTGTTGAAGAAGGGGTAGGTGTTGGAGTTACCGGAACGTTAGTAGGGGTAGGTGTTGGAGTAGCTGTTGGAACTGGGCATCCTAAATCTACTATACCACTGTAGGTAATTGACGGTAAATCTGCGTCTACTAACCACGTAGTGTAGTTAATAGTTGCATATGCATAGAATGAACCTCCGTTGTTATATATAGTACTACTTGTACTTGGGTTACCGTTTACATCTGTAAATGTGCTTAACGTTCTAACTTTCATATCTTGATTCTCATAGAAAGAACCAGGGCATCCTCTAACTGTGTAGTAGTTATACGGATCCGGTGTTGTTGATGTCGGTGTTGGTGACGGAGCAGGTATAAATGTGCTTGTCGGTGTTGGGGTAACCGGTGGAGTACTTGGTGGAGTACTAGGAGGTGTTGATGGTGGAGTACTAGCCGGTGTTTGAGTCGGTGTAGGTGTTAGAGGTATACAGCTTGTATAAATACTTAGTGTACTTCCATTCCAGTACCTAAATCCAAAGTCATCAGCATAATAACCTGTCGGTGCTAATGTAGTACAGTTACTAGTCGAATACAGTATTGTGGATGTTGATAGGTTGCTATTATTTGCGTATATAGGTGTTGGTGTAGCTCCGCAAGCAGTATAGCCATTACTAGCATTATAACCTAGACTTAATTCAAAGCAAGTAGTAGTAGGAGTCGGTGTAGGAGTCGGTCCTGCAGTAAATGTAGGAGTTGGTGTTTGTGTAGGAGTTTGTGTAGGAGTTTGTGTAGGAGTTCCTGTTGGTGTTGGTGTATTAGTAGGAGTATTAGTCGGTGTTTGAGTTGGTGTTGGACATACACATGTTGTTAGTCCATCCACATCTATTGTTCCGTTACCAGCAGTATCGTAGTACTCGTAGCAGTTACTAAAGTAGTTGAATGATTCTCCTGGGCCAATGATTGGTAGTCCATCTCTATAAACATATATAGAGTTAGAAGGTCCGTCTGTACAGTTAGCTAATTGGTAGTAGTACCTTATCGGGCTTGGTGTAGGGGTTGGAGTCTGAGTAGGGGTATTAGTTGGTGTATTAGTTGGTGTTTGTGTAGGAGTTCCTGTAGGTGTTTGAGTTGGTGGTGCTATCCATTCACATTCGATATTCTCATAACATGATCCTCCATCTACAAAATTTACAACTAATCCTCCTAAATCTACTAAGGTATTAGTCACACTATCCCAAGTTGAAGGAGATAGAGTAGAACATACATTGTAAACTACTCCACTATTTCCTCCATAAACGTACGGTGTTCCAAATAAATTTGAATAAACTACATCTATTTGTTGACCGCTAGGTAATATATATCTTGCACCATATCTACTTGAATCTACAGTATCATCTACCCATATCGCTCTACAGTTACCCGGTGCTACTGGATACCCTCTAAACTGGTAAGTTTGTGTAATATCAGTTGGAGGAAATGAAACTGCTCCGGCAAAATCATAATCAAACCTACTTGCTGTTGAAGCAGCTATAAGTTGATTGAATGTTGTTAGTCCGTCTACATTAGCTCCCCCTTCAACTATAGCACCTGCGATAGTAGTATTACTACCGGTGCCGAACATTTCAAAATTACCGGACGTAGGTACTGCCATAACTTAGTTTAATTTTTCTTCTATAGCTGCAAGTCTTGCTTCTAATTCTAATATTGCTTTGTGCATATGAGCTAGAACTGGTCTATCTCTCATTGTTAAAAATCCATCTTCTCTTTCTCCGATTGAATAGGGGATAGCTTCTTGAACTTCTTGTGCTAGGAAGCCTGCATCTTGAACTCCATCTTTAACGTACTCATAAGATACGAATTTTTTAATCGTCTCCAAACCTTCTTGTATTGGCTTAATATCTGATTTCAATCTCTTATCTGAGGTTGTTATAAAGTTGGCAGCTGTTATTGTAGTTGATGTTGAGCTTCCTCTTGTTGTTACAGTCTGTAACGTATCAGTTTCAGTATATGAAGTTAAGTATCCAGCTAAAGAATGATCTCCCCAACCGTATGCTGTATCCCAATTTCCTATTTGAGTTCCGGTTATACTAGAAGCAGTATGTGCAGTAAAGATTGGATCTGTTTCAGTATAGGAAGTTAAGTATCCAGCTAGTGAATGATCTCCCCAACCGTATGCTGTATCCCAAGAACCTGATTTACTATTAAGAGATGTTATATCTGTTAAAGAACCTGTTAATTGGAAGTTTGGATATGATCCATTAACAGTTATGTTTTGTCCCGTAATAGCTACTGTCTGGTCTGGAGCGGTATTATTAAAAGTAGTTCCTACTAAGTTTAAACCTGTTCCAGCAGAGTAGGTTGTACCTACTATACCTGTTAGGTTAGACCCGTCTCCATAATATGTACTACCGCTTACTGATCCTGTTACAATTATGTTTGAATAAACCTGTACTGTTGTACCGTTATCAGATATATTTGAATCATTTAAGTGGTGCTGTCCGTCAGATTTTACTAATCTATTATTTGTATTATATGCCGGAGATCCTTGTGTGTTATATTCTGGTCCAAATAACGCTACTCCGTAATCTACAGAGCCCATATTTTTATATTCGTAATTCCAGTCATTAGTAATTGCATCAAAGAAGAATGATGCAGTTACGTTTACTGATCCGGAGTCAAAGGTAGAAATTCCTGAATACCTCTCTGTTGGTGTGTTACTATTTACTACAATAAAAGCATCCCCAATAAATTTAGCTGAACCTGTTATTGATTCAATATAGCCGAATGATGCTGTTGGTGCAGAGATATAATTAAAAGAACCTGAATTAATTACTATATCAATTCCTTCTTTAAGGTTTAAAGCATGTGATGCTGTTACTGCGTATGATGATGAAACTGCATTTGAAGCAGTACCAAAAGCTTGAGATAAATTAACTTGGGATGATCCAGAAACTAAACCAGATGGTTTATTTAAAACTGTATCCCATGTTGGTGCAGTAACGTTTAGTGCGTAAGAAGCAGTAACGGCGTGGGAAGCAGTACCAAAAGCTTGAGATAAATTAACTTGGGATGATCCAGAAACTAAACCAGATGGTTTATTTAAAACTGTATCCCATGTTGGTGCAGTAACGTTTAGTGCGTAAGAAGCAGTAACGGCGTGGGAAGCAGT